GTTCAAATGAAGATGACCAGGCTAATAGCTTTAATTACACTTTATTTTTGCCCGCGCCTTCGCTTTACAGATTTAACTCTTGGTACAGAGGTAGTCACCCTTTGCCTCTTGACACCACCCTGCAGAACATTTGTTTGAAACAAAAACTTGCGCCCCAATGGTGTCTGGTCCAGCTGCTCTGTGAGCTTGTCACGCAAATCCACCTCCCAAAACTTCAAGTGACCATAAGGATCCACGCGCTCTTTAGGAGGGACATTGGTAGGGCATTTGGTAGCTAATGAATCAATGTATCTATAGGTGTCGTCCAGAGACCCAGGGGGTGGGTTTGCATTTAAATGCCAGCTCTCTATTATGTTAGGATCCATTGTGTGAATTGTTGCAAGATTCTCTGGAGTTAGCTTAACCTTGCACAGCTGCAAAATTAGAGAAATGTCAAACTCCTCTACATGTCTGAGATAGGTTTTATATTTAGAGGCCTTGTACTCTCCCTCCTCAGGCTGATCATTAGGTCCAATATTGATGGTGAGAGGAGTTCCTCGTGTGTTGTCAACAACAGTAAGGAAAAGCTGATTTTCCCATGCAATGCCATTATTTTGGCCTTGAGAGCGCTGTATCCAATAGGGTCTGTTGAAAAGCTGTGCCTCAGAGGATACCAGAGAGCCACTAGGTGTAGTAAAATAATTAGTGGTAGGATATGTGTCAGTTTTAGTTGCAACTGTACGTGCAGGCTCTGACTCCTTTCCCTGCTGCCCAGACCTAGTGAAGAGATGCCTTGCATACAGCTGCTCTCGCCTGACAAAAAAGAAGCATCTGTCTCCATATGGCTCATTGGCCATTTTTATATAGTCAGGATATTTGCATTGGGTATCAGCAATGTCAAGAGGTACTCCAGACCTATATTGCTGCAGATTTTTAAAATCCATGGCTCCAAAGCCAATGTCAACCATATCTCCATCCTCTATTGGAGTATTCAGCAGCTCAATGGGAGGGCATTGCTGGCTTTCATGAGCCACCCCTGTGCACCAGCGAGACTTCACCCAGTGCTCACCTAGTGCAGGCTTGCAACCTATCAAAAACATTTGAGTCTGCTTCGGATCGATTGCAAGGTTCACCCGATTGTCAGCCTCACTCCCATGTCCTGCAAGGTTTTTGTTGGGATTTTCAACATCACTATACCTATCAAATGTAGGATTACCAGTGATCCCAACGCCAAGTGGCTGTCCTCTATTAATTTCCAAGCCTCTCAGGGCCCACACCAGCCTTTCCTTTTCAGGGTCAAAAATAGACTTATCCCCAAAAGCAAAATTGTTAGGGTCAGGCAGCTTGAGCCTGAACACTCTGTACTGATTAGGGGAAACCTTTGGCACAGTTACTTCAGATGGGTCCCCATTTTTGTAGATTTCATACAGTGGATGTCCCACAGTGAGAAGTCGATCGCTGCTTGCATGATAAAAGATACTTGTCCGAGTGACATACTCATCGGTGCTCAAAACTCGAGTCGCAGGTTGTGGGGGCAGATAAAACTTATTCTGTGCAGGAAGCCACACCGCCATCTGCAACAAATTACAAAAATGAATGTTTGCGCTTCTTTCGTTTCAAAAGTGAAGGATGCAAAAAGTAATTTTCTCCAGATCCAAAAACATCAAATAAAATGGCTGGCGTTTCATGAGGAGTGATGGGAATGTTAGGAGCCCTTGAGTCACGTCCTCCATGACTCACATGTACGCCTTCAAACTCTGGGAACACCTGCGGGCTTGGCTTAACCAGATTTGGAACCGAAATCGGTCTCGCCCTTCTATCCCCTATTATGAGCTGCAGATCATTGCCTATGGACTCAATTTCGTCAAGTAAAAACTCATCCGGATATGCATCTATTGTGCTGTCTGAAAGAGTGATAATCTCAAAGTCTCCTGTGCCAGAGGATATGACTGATTCCCCTGATTGCTCTCCTAGTGGAAAATTACCTATGGGTCCCAATTCAATTTCTTCTGCAGGGGTTATATCACTAAGGTCATAAAAGTAATGCATTTGAGGCCCTATTCTCAAGCCACTGCGGGTTTTCATAGTGGCCTTCTGACCAATCCGACTAACTCTAACGCCACCCTCTGTATTGCGAGAGTAAATAGGCCTGCTCAACCTCGCCACATCTCTAAAGTCCTCACTGGGAGCAGCCAGAGCAGCCTCCACATCCTGGTCAAATATCAAATCCACAGACTCATCAAATGTAGGGTTGCTAAAAACAACCAGTGATCTAGGATCTGTCACCAGTCTGGGGTCTGTAACCCGCACCTGTTGATACCGCCTGCCTGTCAAGCGAGGCCTTGGAGGAACAGGCCGGGATGTAGGAGTGCTTGTGAAAAAAGAGGTTTCCTCCTCAATTGTAGTGGAGAAAGATCTGCTCCCTGCAAGATCCTGCAGGGGAATCTGCTCGCCCACAACATGGCCCCCAGAGAAACCCTGCACCAAGATATGGTCTGATGCAGAGGTTTCTCCAGAACCTGCAGAAGAAGTGAGATTCACTTCAAATGTGGGGTTCCCATACTGTGTTCTGGTTATGAGACGTGGCTCCCTTGTTTCAGGGGTGACCTCCAGTATTGCAGGCTGCTCATCTACAGTGACTTTCGGAGTGACCAAAGGAATTTCCTCAGTGCTTCCACTGGTGCCACTACTAGGCACTGTGAAAATTTCCTCCTCAACCACAGACGGAAAGCGTGGAGGCTGCAAAGGAATCGGGTCCTCTATCACAGAGGGAAACTCGGGTGGTTGCACAGCGGGCCCCAGGGGGTTCACTGCATCCACAGGAATTATATCTGCAGCTCCCACACTACTTGCTGGCAAGGAAGGCCTAATGGTTGAAACTCGTGTTCCAACACGGACCCCAGACCCGCCTAAGGGTACATAGCCCGTACTCCCACCTGTCCCACGGCCCGTACCAATTCCCAGGGTCCCCAAAAAAACACCAGCACTTCCATATTTTAAAATTTTATCTGCAAGCGTGTTTTGCTCAGCTTTATTGAGGATATCAGGCGGGCAAGTATTAGAAATCTTGCAGGCAGGGTAAATATCTGACGGGGCTGCACGTTTTCTGCGCTTTTGCATGCTGAAGCAGGGTCCTTTTTTTGGTGATATACGCTAGGACGTAGAGCAGGGGAAAACTATATCTAAGGGAGGAGGGTACTCTAATATCTACGGTGCGGCTGGGCTTTCCTGGGAAGGGGACCTGGACCTTGGCGGCTGGGTTGTTTTGGGACGGGACGGGGACCTGGGCGAGGACAAGTGACCAGGAAGGGAGATGGTCGTTGTATTTACAAGAGCAGTTGGTGCTGAATAAGGTTGACAAAACTCTCCT